GCGGGGTTTGACCAGGAGACGCTCGACTGGCTATTCGGGGAGGCGGAGCCTTCGGGAGGCGAGAGCCAGGAGATCAAGGAGAAATACGAGGTTTTGGTGATCGAGCTCAATGAGAAGGAACAAAGGGATCTTTTAGAGAAACTCAGCGCGGAGGGGTGGAAATGCAAGGCGTTAATATCGTAAGGGAGTGCACGGTTAAGGAGACGGCGAGGGTCATACAGATGAACAGCCTGTTCGATGTTCCGCCGGCCGAGAGGAGCCGGGTGGAATGGACGGTCGAGCTTCCCATTGACGGAATGGAATGGAACGTAGGGCTCATTGTGGGCCCTTCGGGCGCGGGAAAGAGCACCATCGCCCGCGAAATATTCAAGGACGCGGTGGTGGACGAAAACGACTGGCCCGAGGATAAAAGCATTCTCGACGGTTTCCCGCAGGAGATGGGGATAAAGGATATAACAAAGCTCCTTTCAAGCGTCGGGTTTGCATCGCCGCCCTCGTGGGTCAGGCCCTACCGGGTGCTCTCGACCGGGGAGAAGTTCCGGGCGGATATGGCGAGGGTCCTGGCGGAGAGGCCCGAGCTCGCGGTGGTGGACGAGTTTACCTCGACGGTGGACAGGACGGTAGCCAGAATCGGGAGCTATGCGATCAGCAAGACCGTGAAGAAGCGAAAACAGAGATTCGTGGCGGTATCCTGCCACTATGACATTGTCGATTGGATGGAGCCGGACTGGGTATATGACGTTCATAAAAACAGCTTCACCCGGAGGCGTCTTCGGCGCCCTTCAATCGAGCTTGTTGTTAAAAAAGTCCATCGCGATACGTGGGATCTATTCAAAAAGCATCACTATCTGACGGCGAAGATCCATCACAGCGCAACGTGTTATGTAGGATTCATCGAGGGAATTCCGGTGGTGTTCAACGGGGTCAAGTGGAGCCCCCATCCCACGGCCCCCGGGTGGAGATCGATCAGGGTGGTGACACTTCCCGATTACCAGGGGATCGGCCTCGGCAACACCATGGCGAATTATGTTGCGTCGCTCTACGCGGCCACCGGGTTCCCCTACCGGGCGGTTACGGGACATCCGAGCCTGATTGCGGCCAGGGCGAAATCGCCGTTGTGGAAGATGATCAGGCGACCCAGGGTAAACCGGGGCAAACAGAGGTTTCAGTGGTGGGAGGCCCAGCGTCACCGGGTTACGGCGACGTTTCTTTATACCGGGCCTCCCAACGAGGAGGATGCAAGGGGTTTCGGCCTCATACCCGTTCGATATGGAAAACGAAGTAAGGCCCTTCGGCTTCGGGGTAGCAGTCGCGGAAGAAGACAGGCCTTACCAGGGGGTGGCGGAAAAAATCGCGGCGATTCGAAAACTCCTCGACCTTCTTCACCCGCACCTTGAACCGGCCGTTGATGGAAAAGAGATCCCCGGGCCGGACGTTCCGGTAGCGTTTCCCGGCCCGGATCTCGTAGGGCTTCTCGCCTGATTTGATCCTGTCTTGAAATTCCTTTCGGACGAAAAGCAACATACCGCTACTCCTTTCCGACGTATCTCTCCAGGGCGCCTTCGGCCTCCCAGTGGCCGGCGTGCCAGAAGGCAGTGGCCCAGAGCTCGAGGCAGGCGAGGTCGAAGGGGTGAAGGGCTTCGAGCTTTTCGAGAAACGCGGTTTTGTCCACGCCCCACTTTTTATCGAGACGGTCGATGTCGATGCCGTCGCGGACCTGGAGGTCGACTCCTTGGCCCAGGTGTATGGGGGTGACGGCGTAGGCGTTGTGGAGATCGATCAGGAGAAATTTCTCCCCGGGCGTGAGCTCTTGGAGGGTTTTGTGGAGCGAGCGCTTGTAAAGCGCGGGGAAGGCCTCCAGGACGATCTCGGCGCCGGCGTTGCGGCTGGAGAAGGTCGCCTCCAGCCATTGGGCGGTAGTCTCGGAGATGCGGGGTCCGATGTTCAGTTTTTCTTTCATATAGCGCTCCTTTCGGGAAGTTGATCTATCAGTGCGTCCAGTATTTCGCGAACGGTCGGATGCGGCCGGTCCTGGTCGCACCAAGTATCGGATACAAGCCCGTAAAGCGCCCGGCGTTGCTCCTCTGTGGCGTTTTCGAGCTCGTATGCCGGGAGCTTGGTCATCACGGTATACCAATCACTATAACCGAGCCCGACCGGCGGCTGCTCGTACCATGCTTGCGTTTTCTCCTGGGCAGCTCGCACGGCTGCGGTTAATTCCGCAATCAGCTCATTTAGGGATACGGTTGCCATTTATGAATCTCCTTTCTTTTCTTTCGCTTTCCGCACGGCGCGGCGGAGGTCGCCCACGGTCTTCTTTTTTTTCAAAAAGCCGTTGGCGGTCTCGACCAGGTCGTCGCCTTCGCCGGCCAGGAGCCGGACCGTGCAGCGGGCGAATTGTTTGCATTCCGGGCAGGTCTCGATGTGGGCCCGGAAGGCGTCCATGTCCCAGGCCCCGCCCTCCTGTTCGATCCCCAGGGCCGCGGGGTCTTTTCCGCAGACAAGTTTAAATGCCATGTTGCTCCTTTCTCCCCGCCGGAGCGGGGCTGAGGCTGAGGGTGAGGGTTAAGTAATAGATGGTTCAAGAATTTTCATCGTGGGTGCGAAATGATAGCCGTTTTCTTTCTTGTTCCGGTACGCAAAGACGAAACCGGTTTCAGTCTCAAACATTTCATTCCCTTCCTCGTCCTCTCCGAGCGAGCGACAGGAAATATACACACTGTCGCCCTCCATGTAGGGATCGTGGGAATTGTGATTACACGTCTCAGACGTACAAGATCCCCACGAGTACGTATTTTTCTCAATACGCACTGGATTCAATCCAGAAGGTAGATCGCGAGAGTTCCATACCCGGAACTCCTTCACTTCCCTACCTTCAATTCGGGCCGCTCGTATGCGGGCGAGCTGGTACACTAAACGTTCTTCGAGGTCTTTGGTAATCATGCTCTTGCTCCTTTCTCCCGCGTGGGGGTATGAATTATAAAGCATCAAGAAGCGGTCTGATTATCTTTTCGGGGATATCGTTGATGTCCCCGGTGGCCATCTCTGCGACCGGTTTTGCCACGGCGAGTGGGACTTTGTATTTCTTGCATTCTCCCGCCCGTGGGGTCCAGGCTGGCTGCCATGTCCAAACCTCGGCGGTCCGGCCGGTTATGTGGATCTCCATGAGAGATCCATGCTCGTTCTCATTTATGACGTACTTTTTGGGTTTCATGGCTTCGCTCCTTTTAACCGAAAACCTCGAGGATGACATCCCTGTTTGAGGTGCTCAGGATCTTCGCATTCGGACGAATCGCATCCTGTACATATAATTTCATCGGTTGAAGCTGATAATGTAACCTCGCCGCATACGAATACCGTTTCACCTAGTTTTCTCTTTTTCAATTCGGCAATAATATCTACCGGCGGGCCTGATGGGTTGTGTATATGATTCATGACTTTCTCCTTTCTCCTGTGGGGGTTAATCCAACCCTGTTACAGACCGGGAGAACGGCCTAGACACTCCCGGAGCCAGCATAACAGTCCACCATCCTTCCAGTTTCATCTCCCCGTGCTCGGGATGGGAGATGTGAGGGTTGAGGAAAAAGCAGGGAGGGTCGTCTTGGTTATGGGCCTGAGAGTCCTCTCCGACAACATGGTGCCGGTCGAAGACCCAGTCTTTCTCTTCTGGGTGAGGGGCATCGGGGTAGGGTTCTTCGATGCTCCAAAGAAGCAAATCCCCCTGCCGTTTGTCGGGTGGGTTGCCGTGAGTTCCAAGAAGAGAGCCCTGAAAATACTCTCCTTTCGGGACAAGGCGATATCCTTCGTTGTCTGCGAAGACAATATAGATGCCTTCTCGGGTGTCGAACGCCCTGGCATCCGGCGCCCACCAGGGCGGGTCGATCTCAAGCGCAAATCGGCTGCGTGTGTACCAGCCGGTTACGTGTCGTGCCTGGCCCACTTCAAATAAGTCAGGCTTCTGGAAGCCCGGAATCTCGCCGATATCAAGCAAGGAGACAATGCCGATATTGGCCGCACGGCTGAGCAGCCTCTGGAGACCATCATAGAGATCGGTCTCTATAGTTTCATCAGCATGCAACCAATCGGCAACGCCCCAACGGCCATTTCCATCGTGCTCGACGAGCACTCGGAGGCCGTTGTTTGCACCGCCGGAGAGGTAGTAAAATCTCCGGTCGCTTGAAACAGCGAGAGGGTTAAGATATTTCACATCAATGACGGGATTGTTATCAAAAGGGAATCTTGCTCTCATTTTTTTTAATCCTTTCTTCCCCGATGTCGGGGCGGTTTGAGTTTCGCGATCCGGTAGCGGACCGGCTGGATCCCGATCCGCTCGATCTGGACGGCGCCGCTTTCTTCCGCGGCCCGGAGCCAGCGGTAGGCCTGGCGCTCGCCCATGCCGGCGAGCTTTGCCAGGTCCCGCACCGAGAGGTGGTCGGAACCGGAGAGGACCGCCAGGAAACGAACGGCGGTCCTCATCAGGTTTCCACGGTCTCGCTCCCGGAAGCCCATTAGTCACCGATGCGGGCGGCGAAATCCCAGGCGTCGGCCGTGCGGGCGGTGCGGATCGAGCACCAGCCTGTGAGAGCGACCGGCGCATGCTGGTTTTTGACATGTATAATGCTCGGATTGAGAGCGTAGATGCGACCGTTGACGCGGATCTCATCGGCCGTGATTTGATGAGATTCGGCGACCAGGTAGGCGGTTCCCCTCGATTCGGTGGCCGGGATGCGGGTTTCGGGCACCAGCAGGACATCACCTTGTCGCACGGAGCGAGCGAGCTGCCGTGGCGTGACCTCCCACATCCAACGCTGAACCGCCCTTACCACGGCGGCCGGATCAGGATCGGCTTTGATGGCGGCCCTGACGGCATGGCTGCCGACCGGATGGCGGAAATACTCGCCGGTCAGCTCGTTGCGGCCGACCAAAAAGTACGTTTTGCGGACGTTGAGGTAATGCCGGGCGGCGCGGCGGAAGGCCTGGCGGGCCTGGATGACCGCCACGCCCTGGCCGGGATCATAGCCGTAGAGATCGTGATTGAGCGCGGACCCACGACCCTTGCCGTCGAAATCGACATACTCATCGTCGAGGGCGGGCAAAAACAGAGCGATGATTTTGCCCGCGTGGATGATCTCGGAGGGGACCGGCTCCCAGCGCTGGATGGCATCGTAATAGTCGCGATACGGCTTGCATCCGGCGAGAGATTTATCTATGGCGTGGTGGAGCGTGGACCATTTTCGGTGTTTTTGACCAGTGACGGGGTTAATGAACTGCTGTGTTTTAGCCATGAGCGATCTCCTTTCGTCGAGAGGTTTTCGTCGGGGGTTTCGGCGGGTGACCCCTAACCGTGGGGGGGAAGCTTAATTGAGACTTCGCAGCCCGCGGCAAAAGCCCGCGGCGTAGGCGACCTTGAAGCGCCGCTCTGCGTCTTGGATGAAGTGTGCGTCGCGCGGATCGCGGTCCTGGTATTCGCTCGCATCCCAGGCGAGTCTGACCAGGTCCGGGATCACGGGGAGGATCTCGTCGACATCCGTCCCGCGCAGCTCGCGGGCGGTCCGGAAACCCTCCTCGTACTGAATCAGGTCGTATCGCTTGAATGTCCGTGTCATGTCGTCGCCTCCTTGATTTGTACCTTATTATATAGATCCGCTAGCAGATGTCAAGCAAAAAACTAGAAAGAATGGGAAAAAGATTTAGTGATATTTAGTTAAATTGAGTACGGGGCGAAAAAAAATTTGGGGGTTTCGGGCACTTGGTCCCGGGGAGAGGGAACTTAGTTTAACTAAATGAAGCTAAGAACCGTCTAAAACCGTCTAAAACCGTACAAAACCGTCTAAAACCGTCTAATTCCGTAAAACGGTTTATTGACAGTTTTTCGGGCGGCCTGTAGGGAGGGAGACATTACTTGATCCCGGGGGCCCTGCCCACGACCAAAGGTCTACTGCGCGGCGCGGAGGGCGGGGCCCCTGATCCCGAAAAGCAATAACCCCCCTCGATCCCCCCTTACCTTAAGGGGGGAAGCAACAGGGGAAACGAGGAATTCTTAAGAAGGGGCCGGAGATCCGGGTTCGACCCGCCTTCGCTCCAAGGAGCTACGGCGCGGCACTAAAGACTCCCGGCGCCCGGGGTGATAAGGCCCGAGGGCAATCCGGTTCCAAAAAGAGCGCAGGGGTGGAGGTTGAACAAGGGGGGACGCTCCCTTAACCTCCACCCCATCTGGCAAAGGCCGTGCGGGGCCGCACACCCGCACGGCCTTTTTTTGTGGAGGAGAATATGGCGAGGAAAAAAGCAAAAGCAACCCCTGCGACCACCATTACCGCAAACAGGGAGAACGTGGCGGCGCCCGTCATCGAGACGTTCGACGAGGATGACCTGGCCCGTGAATGGGAAGAGCGCGAGCAGGCCCTCCGCCTGGCGACACGAGAGCAGGCCGTCAGGCGCCAGATCGAGGGTGGAGAGGACCTTGGGCTTTCGGATCGCATGATGCGCTACAGGCGGGCGGCGTGGTGCCCGGACTGCAGGGCGCGCCCGGTAGTGTGCATGATGAGCAGGAAGGATTATTCCAAGTTCCGCTGCCGGCAATGCGGGCTCGTCTGGGAGATAAAAGGCGGGAAGGCAGGCGAGATCAATTTTGCCGGGGGAAGGTAAATAGATGGCGACATTTACCACCTGGGAGGCATTGAGGACGGCGATAAAGGACGCGATCGCAAACCACGTGGCGGGGGCCCCGTGCGTGGGCGAATATGCGATCGGCAGCCGGCGGTTGACATACCGCTCTTACGAGGAGCTCTGCAAGCTCTACGAAAAGACCTTTTACCTGGAGGGGCTCGAAAATACAGGGAGCCGCCCGAGGGCATCCTTCGGAAGATACAGGAGGTTTAGTTGATGGATCTATGGGGCAGCATCCTGATGGCCATCGCCCCGGAAAGGGCCCTGAAGAGGCATATCTTCAAGGAGCGCATAAAGAGGTTCGATCGATTCAGGCAGGAGGACGGCGACCGAAGCGGCAGGCGATCGTTTGAGGCGATCTCGGGCGGACGCACCCGTTACGATTTTTTGACCACCAGCCAGGGGCCGGACGCAGCCATAAGGGGAGACATAGCCAAGCTCAGGAACCACGTGCGGCAGATGGAATACAACAACGGCTTCATCTCCGGACCGATCCGCAGGATCGTGAGAAACGTGGTCGGGCAGGGCCTGCGGTTTCAGGCAAGGGTCAAGCCGGACGAGCGCGCAAAGACCATACCCAGGATCGACCAGGCAATGGCCGAAGACTGGAACCATGAAGCCGAGCGCAACTTTGCCGTTTGGAACAAACAGGCGGACAAGCGGCTGATGTTTTCATTCTACGAGCTGCAGGCCATTGTGGAAGGCGCGCTCCTTAGAGACAACGAATGCCTGGTGATAGGGCGTATAAGCAACCGTCCCGGCAGGCTCATCCCCTATTGCCTGGACGTCTATGAATGCGACAGGCTCCGGACACCGATAAGCGAAATAAACAACCCCAAGATCCGAAACGGAATCCTGTTCGGCGACGAGGGGGTGCCGGAGAAATATTTCATCCTGAAAAATCATCCGGGCGAAGGGCTCGCCGGGCTGAAGGACGACGATTTCGAGGAGGTGGACGCATTCAATCCGAACGGCACCCGCAAGGTGCTGCATATGTTCAATCCGCTGAGACCCGAGCAGACGCGCGGGTTCACCGCATTCGCCCCCGGGCTCAAGGACCTCCAGGACCTGGAACGCTACATGGAGGCGGAGAAGATGGCGGCGCTGGAGGCCGCATGCCTGACCGGGACCGTGGAAACACAGCATCCTGAAGGCTTTCTCGACTCGACAACGACCGCCCGCGAGGAGCCGGAAGGGTACGAGCCCATACGCGAATTCGGACCCGGCATGGTCCATTATCTGAACAAGGGCGAAAAATTTACCCTGCATAATCCAACCAGGCCGAACGAGTCGTTCGGGGTTTACTTGGACCAGCTCATGAGGGGGCCGTCGAACGCCCTGGATATTCCTCCCGAGGTTTTTTCGCAGGACTGGAAGGGCTTCAATTATTCGAACGCACGGACCGTGCTTCTCCAGTTCTGGGGAACATGCGTGGAGCGGCAGGCATACCTGAGAAATCATCTTTGCATACCGGTGTGGGAGAACGTGGCGCGGCATTTCGTGGTCAAGGGACTGGTGCCGCCTCGCGGGTTCGATCGGAGGCCGGAGGATTTTCTCCGCTCCGCCTGGATACCGGCGGTCTACAGGCGGTGGGTTGATCCGCTGAAGGAGAGCAAAGGCAGGGAAAACGACGTAAACAACAACTTCGACACCCTGACCGATGTATGCGCGGAGCAGGGAAAAGACATCGACGAGGTGCTGGAGGCCCGGGCGCGTGAGCTTAAGCGCATCAAGGAGCTCGAGGAAAAGCACGGAATCAAGTTCCCGAAAGCCGGCGGCGGCGGGGGCGGCGGCGCCGGCGAGGGGGAGGAAGGTATGGAAGATCCGGACGCCGTAGGGAGCGAGTTCGGCTTCGGCAGAATAAGGAGGGTGAGGTGAGCGGACGGCGAAAGAAAGAGGAAACCGGTACCGGGGGAAACGGGCTTTTCTACCGGAGCTTCGGCCTGGAGCGGGCGGCGCTGGACGAGGACAAGCGGGAGCTCGAGCTCTCCTTTTCCTCCGAGGAGCCGGTCCGGCACTGGTTTGGAGAGGAGATCCTTCTCCACGGCGAAAGCAACGTGGATTTAAAGAGGCTCAGGGGGGTGGGGAGTGTCCCCTATGGCCACAATCCCTGGAGCATAAAGAACATCGTCGGCCCGGTAAAAAGGGCCTGGCTGGACCCGGAGAAAAGACAAGCCCGGGCGCGCATCGGGTTCGACGAGGATGAAACCGGCGCTCTTGCCATGAGCAAGATAAAAAGCAAGAGTCTCCGGGGAGTAAGCGTCGGCTATCTGATCAATAAGGCGCGGGAGCTCCGGGAGGACGAGGAGTGGACCGACCCGGAAACCAAACGCAACTACAAGGGGCCGGCCCTTATCGCAACCCGCTGGACCCCTTATGAGATATCGTTTACGCCCATCCCCGCGGATGCAACCGTGGGGGTTGGCAGGGAGATGATCCGTTCGCTCGAGGGGATCGAGATCGAGCGGGCGGACGGCTCAACCCGAAACAGCACACAGGAGGAGGATGAAACCATGACCAGAGAAGAGTTTTTGAAGATGCTCCGGGAGAACCTGCCCGATGCCATGGAGCCCGTTATCGAAGGGGTGGCCAAAAAGGTTCGAGAGGCGATCGAGGAGGAGCGCAAACCCAGGATGAACGTGACCGTGGAGCAGAGCCGGGATCTCCTGGCGCGGGCGGGCGCGGTCTCCGTAGAGACAAAGGCCGAGGTCGCGGACATGATCAACGACGGGAAAACCGAACCCGAGATCCTCCGCTTCGTCACCGAGAAGGCTGTCGGTACCAGGGACGCAACAGACGGGGGCAACCTCCCCAACGGGACCGGGGCGCCCGGAAGCCGCGCGCCTGCGCCGTTCAGCGTGATCGGATCTTTTTCCGAGATCGACGACGACACCTTTTTCCGGGGGCTGATGAATCCTTCCATGATGCCCATGCAATAGAAACCGAGGTTCGGGACCCCGGGCGCGTTTCACAACCTTAAATTCGCACAAGGAGAAAGACCATGCCAGTGAACAAAGATCCTTTCGTATACTCGAGAAGCAAAGACGGAAAGCCCGATCTTTTCAGGGGGTTGGTCCAGGCCGGCGCAACCCAGGAGATCAAGATCGGAGAGGTATGCTGCTTTGACAAGACCGCGGGTTACTGGGTGCCGGTCTCCGAGGTGGCGGATTCCCGCTACATGCTCGCAATCGCCAAGGAGGAGCAGAAGGCCTCCGGCCGGGCCGAGCTGACAGCATCCAGGTACATAGACTTTTACTCCCTCTCCCCGGACGACGTGTTCGAGTTCGGGCTCGACGCGGCCAGGGCCCTCAAGATAGGGGACCCGTTTACCCTGACGGCGGGCGATTCCCAGAAGCTCACCTACGGAGCCGGGGCTTACGCGGTGGCGATCAATATCGACGATGGACACTATCCCCAGGAGGAGGACACCTCCATCCGCAATCAGAGTTATGCAAGAGTGGTGTTCAATCCGGGCTCCAGCTACTGGGGCATCATGCGAAGCCAGTCGATGCGTCCGGGGCGGCGGATCATAACCACCGCGGCGGACCTGACACTCAAGACAAGCGAATGCTACAACACCCTGGTCCTGGTCACCGCGGCAAAGACGGTGACCCTGCCGGCGGTCATGCCCGGCATGGACCTGATCGTACTGGGCACCGGCGCGAATGCTATCAACGTGGACCCGAATGATGCCGACCAGATCAGGCTCGCAGGAGCGCAACTGACGGCCGGAAACAAGGTCACCTCGGGAGGTGCTGCAGGCGACATGGTGCACCTGATCACGGAGAGCGCCGACGGTTTCGTGGTCATCAACAGCGCCGGCACCTGGTCGGACGGCTCTTAAGCCTCGCGGCATAAAGGCGGCGGAGGAGGAGAAGGGCCGGCAGCCGGCGGACACGCGAACAACTTTCAAAAAGGAGCAGGAGAAAAATGAAAAAGATGTTTCGAACCAATCTCGTTTCGGTGGGTCCGAGCCCTTCGGTTTTTGATCTGAGAAACCTGGCCCGGAACGAGCCGGAAAACTTCATTGCAAAGATAACAGCGGGAACCGAGAGCGGGAAGCTCAGGCTGGACGGGATCCGCAATTGGCCCGGGCTCTACCAGTCGCTCGCAGACGTTCAGGTCCCTGTCCGGCTGGAGGTCGCAGGGGCGCAGCGCATGATCATGGCATCCGCCTTTCCGATCCTGACCGGCACCCTGGCGATCGCCGCCATAAACGAGGCTTACAACGAAGTACCCTCCATCGGCGGGGACCTGGTGAGCGAGATGGAAGACGTCAAGAAGGTGACCACCATCGCCGCGGTCCATACCATGGACAAGCAACAGGACGAGATCAAGCCGGGCGACGACTACCCGGAGATCGGAACCGACGAGGAGAAGGTTGAGATCCGCCACAAGCACAACGGGCGGAGGGTTTCCATCCATGCGGACACCATCGCGGAAAACGAGGTCGCGGATATCGTCTCCAGGATAAACGCCCTGGGCACCATTGCCGGCGAGTTGACCGAGGAACAGACCCTGGCGCGGGTGACCGATCACTACGGCTCGGGCGCTACGCCGGCTGAGCCCTATGTCTACCGGCCCGCCGGAAGCGGCACCCAGCTCTATAACGCAACCGCCAACAAGCCGGGCGCAAGGGCCCCCAAGGGAACGCGCGTCACAAACAATGCCCTGGAGGACGAGACCGACCTGTCTGCATCAAGGAGGGTGCTCCGGGGCATGAAAAACGCCCGCGGCAGGCACATCAACATACCATGGTCCGAGGTGATTGTGCTGGTGCCGGATGCACTGCTCGAGACCCTGATGAAGATCCTCTCATCCGAGCTGGTGCCGGGCGTCCAGAACGAATACTCCGCCTGGGGACCGCGGGGTATGTTCAACATCCCGGTGGAGCGGGTTAAGTCCACTCCCAAGCTCGACGACCTCTCCACCTCGGCCTGGTACATGGGCGCCTTCCGACGGCAGTTCACGCGCAAGTGGAAGCTCCGCTTCGAATACGTGACCCTGGGGACCGACACCCAGGCCTATCTCAACTCCCGGATCGCCTTCCAGGCGCGGATTGCATGGGACGTCGAGGTCGGGGCCACGGATTATGTCTACGTGGTTCAAAACCTGTCCGCGACCACGGCGCCCGTGGATGAGTAAGCAAGATCGTTTAAACGACCTTTAACGGAGGAATCTTTCATGAAAAGGCCTGTCAAGTTTGGAAGCGCCGTCCTGGTTGTTGCGATCCTGGCGGCGACGGCGGTTTTGGTTTTTGCCGCCACGGTGAACAGATATCCATATGGGATCGCGGTGCCGGCAATTTACAAGTACACCCCATCCACCCGCACGGTGAGTTCCTATTACCTCTATCCGCCGGCGCTCAGCGCAAACGACGAGATCGTGGGCAAGGACGCCTCGCAGACGCTTACAAACAAGATCCTCACGTCTCCCGCGATCACGGGCGGGACGATTGCCGGCCCGGCCATAACCGACCCGAACATCATCGACGGGTGGCTGGAGATAGGGGATGAGACCGAGGCGACCCTGACATCCACGTCTCCGGACTGGGTCGCGGTGAATAAGACTGCGGGGCTTTCCGAGCTTACCGTCAACCTTCCGACCATCACCACGGCTCTCGACGGCAAGATCTTTTATTTTAAGCAGATCGACTCCGGAACGACCGCGTGCGTGGTCACCCCGACCGCGGGCGCGGACGCGATCGAGAGCACCCAGGGGACCCTGACCGCGACATCGGACGACACTATCGACGCCGCGGGCGACCTCAAGGGCTGGAAGGCGCATTACAGGAGCGGGGCGAGCCCGGTCTGGCTCCTGATCCGGGACGATATAACCTGATGAGCTTAAAGGATCAGATGGAGCGGGACCTCACCGTGTTTCTCAACCCGGAGGAGCACGGTGAGGTCGTCACATATAAAGAGGCGGAAATAGGTGCCATAGTCGAATGGGACGAGGGGCCGGATGAGACGCCGGATCACAGGGCAAGGCTCGGGACCTTGCTTGTAAAGGCAAGCGACGTGGCGGCGCCGGCATATAACGACCAGGTCGTGGTCGGATCTCACAACTGCAAGGTGATCGACGTTCTGCCTTCTCCCGCGGGCGGGCTCTGGAATCTCAGGATCGAGGCGGATGCAAGGATCAGGTTTCGCGAATAGATGAAGGTTTCAATCGACCAAAAGGGGCTGAGCGAGGCGACCAGGGCGGTGATGGAGCTGCCCGGGCTGTTCAAGCGGGCCCGGGCGAGCGCGCTCAAGTCAACGGGGTGGTTCGTGCGGGGCGAGCTCAGGAGCTACGTGGAAAAAGGCGGAGAGGGCTGGCCCGATCTTCACCCGCTCACAGCGGCGTTTCGAAAGAAGCGGGGCGCGGCCGCGGGCAAGTGGATCAAGCGTAGAAAAGGCAAGGAATCGGCCCTTTACTGGCTCGGCAAGTTCGCCCGGTACCGGGTGGACGCGGACAGGGGCGCGGTCCAGATCGATTTCGGAAAGTCCAAAAAAGGCAAGCCCGGGGCGTTCGATCCGGGCCTCATAGGCATCGTGGAAAGGGCCGAGGAAGGCGAGCGGATCCGGGTGACCGGCGCCATGAGAAAATTTCTGGCGGCCACCAGGCGCAAGCGGCCCAAAAGCCAGGCCCCGGGCGAGACCTATTTTCCGCTCAAAAAAAGCACGCGCGAGCTCGTGATCCCCAGGCGGCCCATATTCGACCCGGTATGGCGCAAGGTTTCGGCCGGGATTCCCGGCCATTTCGAGGAGAAATTTTGGGCCGCGCTCGAGCGCTATGAGAAAGGAGCGGCCAAGACATGACCGCAGCGGAGCTGCTCATAAAGATCAGGGACGCCCTGGTCGCGGACCGGGACCTCGCTTTATGGTGTTATGACACATACGGCAAGAGACCGGACGTATGGCTCGACATGGACGAGCGAAACCCTCCCAAGAGCGGGGACTATCCCCTTATCGCGATCCTGGGCATAAGCCAGGTTCGAGGCGACGACAAGCGCGAGATCGCCTGGGAGGTCTGGCTCGGGGTTGCGATCGAGCAGAACACGGTTCTCATCGAGGAAGTTGCCGACGTGCTCAGCATTGAGCTCGGCATTACCCACACGATCACCTACACCGGCATGTACGAGATCGAGACCTTTCGCGAGCTATGCGAGGATGCGCTCTACCGGGCCAGGATCGCGGCCGCGGACAGCGACTCGGAATCCGTTCCCCTGAACGACTACCCGCTCTTTTCGAGCCTGACCACCTTTACCGTTAAGACATTAAGGAGCACCCGGCGGGCGCTGCCGGCGCGATAATCGATTTAACCGATCAACAATTCAACCAACGGAGGGATGAGAAATGGGACTTGCATCTGATGTCAAGAATATCAGGTATAACGGCACGGGCCGGGCCTATGCCGGGGACGTAGGAGGGGCGGCTTTCGACGACATGGGCGAGATGGAGAATTTCAACTTCGGGGTAACCATTTCGACCGAGAAAATGAGAAGCACGAGAGATGCGGCCAGGGCCACGATCATCGAGGTCGAAAGCGAGCGTGATCCGACCTTGACCTGGGGACTCAGGGAGATGAGCGAAAACAACCTGAAGATCATGCTCCTCAGTTCCGCCATCAACACCCTGAACCAGAGCGCAAGCTATGCCTACCAGACCGTGCCCGCTTTGGCGGACGATCTTTATATCGACCTGGGGCATTTGAACGTCTTTTCCACCAAGCTGACCGGCACTATCACCGGGACCCTCGCGGTGGGCGACACCGTGACCGGCGACAGCTCCGGTGCGACCGGCAAGATCGCCTACGTGGGGGCGGGATTCATCGAAGTGGTCAATGTCTCGGGCACGTTCGAGGCGGGCGAGCAGGTCTATAAGACCGTGGGCACAAATTACATCACGCCCTCGGGGATCGAAAAGCTCGAGGACGTGGTCGTGACCGATCAGACCGGCGCGACCCGCAGGGTCCAGGGAACAGACTACACCCTGGATCCGGACTACGGGTATTTTCGCAAGCTCTCCGCCGGCGCCATAACCGCGACCGACGTGGTCTCGTATGACTACGAGGCGGTGGATAAAAAATATATCCACGGCCTTTCCGCCGGGTCGGTCGAAAAAAAGGTCATCTTTGTCTCGGACAAGGACGACCGGGGCACAAGGCAGCGCTGGACCTTTCACAAGGTCAAGATCGCCCTCAACGGCGAGTTCCCGCTGATCGGCGAGGGCGCTGCGATCCTGCAGGTGTCGGGCACGGTATTGAAAGACACCTCCAAGCCCTCGGGCCAGGAATATTTTAAGACCGAAATGATGCCGCAGACCGTTGCCTAATTTCAGGGAGGGAGCATGCGCAGGACAAAGATCGTCAAGATCGATAACCGGGAGATCACGGTCAAGGAGTTGCGGGCAAAGGACATCCGCAAGCTCCTTGAAGAGATGGAGCGGCTGGAGAAGACCGGGGACCCGATGGAAAAGCTGGACGAGCTCCTGCCCCTGGCGACCGATCTTAAAGTCCGGGACCTTGAAGAGCTCGCCCCCAGCGAGCTCAAGGTTTTGTGGGAGGCTTTCAGGGAGGTGAACGCCGATTTTTTGGCACTTACCGGGCGCCTGGGAATCGGCAAGGCGCTCGTAAACTCTCTTCAAAAGAGCTTGAAAGACTCGCTTGCCGACTTATTGAGCGCGGGCACACCGGCGCCTGGGGATACGGTTTCGGATTCTTCCTGAAGGCATTGGAGGCATCCGTCCGGCTCGAAGAGGAGCGGATCAAGGCCGGCGCCCTGGCGGTCCGGCTGGGGTTTTCGGATGAGGACACGTGGAATTCGTATTTCCGCCGCCTATAAGCGCGGCGAGATCCTTGATCCCGGACAGGAAGAGCATGACGCCGCCCAGACTGGTGAGGAACCACGCAAGATTCAGGCCTTCTTTAAAGGGCATCACGAACAAGATAATACCGAAATAAATTTTAAGCGCAACACACATTTTTTCCCTCGAATATACGAACATTTTTAGCATAAACGACGGAGCACATGCAACGAAAATTCGATATCCTGATCACCGCAACCGCCAAAGGCATCTCCGAGGTAAGCCGCAAGACCGCATCCGAGATACAGAACACCTTCGGCAAGGGACGCCTGGCGGCCAAGGCGTTCAACGAGACGGTCGGAAACGGGCACAAGGTCGTCGCCGGCATGACCGGGGCCCTCAAGGGCATGCTGGCCGGCGTGGTCGGTTTCCAGGCCCTCCGGAACGTGACCAACATCATGAGGGACGCTGAAAATGCAGCCTTTGCCATGCAGGCGTCCGTGTCCGCTGCGAACCGGGAATTCGACAATGTGGGCTCCGTTTCCGCATGGGAGCAGACCGTCAAGAACCTTTCAGGCGAGCTTAGGATCTACTCGGACACCTCGCTTAAAAACGCAATCTCCCGCACCGTAGATATGACCAAGCGCCTGGGTCTTTCAAAGGACCAGATGGAGGAGGTCATAAAGCGCTCGGCGGATCTCGGGGCCGGCAAGGTCGAGCTCGAGGGCGCCATCGAGCGGGTTACCGCTGCCCTCCGGGGCGAGGCGGAATCCGCCGAGTACCTGGGCCTCACCCTTAATGAAAATTACGTCAAGGCCTGGTATGAATCGAACAAGGCGACCGAAAAGGCATGGAAGGATCTGACGGATCTTGAAAAGGCCCAGGTTCGTTACCTGCTCCTCCTTGAGCAGTCCGACAAGATGCAGGGCCGGGCCGCGGCGAGCGCCGACACCTTCGGCGGGGCCCTCCAGGAGATCCGGAAGGAGGTCACCAACGCGATCACCAACAGCAAGAGCTTGAATGACGCCATGAAGGAGGTCGCCGCGGTGATAAAGGAGAATGCCGGCGAGATCGGCGATCTCATCTCCTTCCTGGTAACAATGCTCGCCAAGATCGTGCAGCTTGCGGTTGAGTGGCGAAACTTCCTTGTCGTCTTGGCCGGCACTGCGGTTGCGGTAAAGGCCATATCGTTTCTTACAAAGGCAGTAATTGGCCTCAATAGAGCTTGCAAGATCCTGACGGGGACCAGCCTCCTATCCTGGCTGGGAAGAGGAATTATCAGACTTAAGGGACTGACCCACGCGGCAAACCTGGCAGGAAAGTCCATGAGGGGGTTTATCGTCCTGGCGGGCGTGGCGGGCGCAATCGGGATCATGAAATTTGTCAAGGCCATCTACGATTGGAGAAAGGCGGCCGGCGAGGCCCAAGAAGCCCAGGACCGCCTCCGGGAAAACGCCGGGCGCCTGATGGAGCGATACAAGGAATTCAAGGACGTGGAACTCCCCGGAGATCTCACCAGGCTCGCCCGCGAGGACCTGGGCCGTCTCCGGCAGGAGCTTGCCGGCGCAAGGGCATATTACACGGCGCTAAAGCACGAGCTCGAGACCAGGGCCGAAAAAAAGACCCTGCTTGGATTTGCAACCGACGACGCCCTTGCCGCACAAAAAGAGCTGGTCGAGGTCAATGCCCGGCTCCGGGAGATACAGGCGGACTTTGAAAAGGTGGGCGCGGCGGCAACTGCATCGGCCGCGGACATGGAAAAGCCGGTTGAGACGGTGAAGGCAACGACCGAGGAGCTGGAGGAATTCGAAAACCAGGCCCGGAAAGCCTATGAAAATGCTTCCGAGGAGGCCCGGAAATATGCGGAAGAGGCCGTCAAGTGGGAAGAAAAGATCAAATACGCCCGGCTCTCTACCGAGGACAAGCTCCGCGAGCTCGGAAGGAAGGGGCTGACCGAGGAGCAGGCCTGGGCGGATAAAAGACTCCAGGCCGAACAAAAGCTCGCGGCAGCAAAGGAGGCCCTCAAGAAAAAGGACTTCGAGCTTGCCGAGAAACTCGCAAAAGACGCGGAGGGACTCTACGCGGACCTGGCCCAGGAGGTAAAGCGCACCAGGGACGGCGAAGACGTGGTGGTCCGCACCCTGGATCAGACCAAGAGGGTGGCAATCGCCGGCGTGACCGAGGTCGGGAATTTTGTCCAGCAGCTCTACGGCGAGCAGAAGAGCGCCGCGGAAAAGGCGCGCGATCAGTGGAGCGAGACGGCCCGGGGCATCGAGGAGCAGTTAAACCTGATCGCCAAGGCAAGAGAGGCGAACGTCGAAATCGAGCTCCACGGGCTGGAAGCGGCACAGACCGCGATCAATGAGCTTATCCGGGATGAGACAAAGCACATCAACGTGGTGGTCCGCCGGACGGAAGCAAAACAGGCGGGCGGACCAATAGGCCTCCGGGCCCAGACCGGCAGGCACCTTTCCGGATACGGCGGCGGGGACCGGATCAGGGCCCTGCTGGAAGCGGGCGAATTCGTAGTTCGCAAAGAAGCGGTCAGAAAATACGGCGCGGCCCTGTTCCACGCGCTTAACAGCATGCGCCTCGAGGTTCCCGATCTCATCCGGGCAAGGCTCGGCGGCATGATAAACAACATCTCCATTCCTGCGCCCCGGTTTGCGTACCAGGCGGGCGGACCGGTTGCCGGCGTTCAGGACCTGGGCCGCGTGAGCCTCTCCGTGGGCGGCCGGGACTACCCGGTGTTCGGCGAGCGGTCGGTCGTCGAAGAGCTTAAGAGCGCAATCGAGCGCGAAAAGCTCATGAAAGGGAACTGATTTTGATCTATTCGACCCGCGACTCGCGACCCGCGACTCGCGACCGGAGTAAACAAAATGACGATCACCCTCGGGGGCATAGAGCTGCCGGACCTGGTAAAAGATTTTGAACATTCCTGGTCGGGTGTGGAGGCGGTGGCGGACCGATCCATCGGAGGCGCCCCGATCATCTGGGAGCGAAAGATAACGGGCCGGCCCCTGGACCTGGTCGGAGGCGAGGATACCGCCTGGATCGCCAGGAGCACGCTTAATGCCCTCCAGGCCCTGGCCGGGGTTCCGCGCGCGACATATGTGCTCGATTATGAGGGAGTGCAAAACACGGTCAGGTTCCGGCACGAGGACGGGCATGCGATCGAGGCCACGCCCCTGGTGGCCCGGCCGAACCACGAGGACGCGGATTATTATCGCAACGTCAGGATCAGGCTCATGGTTTTGTAACGGGTCCCGGGTCTCGGGTCGCGGGTTTCGGGTCAACAAATAAAGCAATCAGCTAATCAACGAATCAACGGGGGAAGAAATGGCGGTTGAAGCGAATGATATCAAGTGGCTCAAGAGCGCGGTCATAACCGACACGGCTTCAAACGGCGGGCGAAAAAGCAACGTCGAGGTCCTGACCGGGATCAAACACAATCTCTTTCCGCACGTCACCAAGGCCGAGCGGACGAGCGGGGTCACCCGGTACCGGAAAGAATTCTGGGCCAACCGGAACGCAAACGACGACGTGGCCTATGGCGTGCTCATCTTCCCGGAATTCCCGTCGAACGCCGGGGATCGGTTCTACGTCGGCACGGGCACGCAGACCGACACCCAGATCGACCTGGAGGATTACAACCCGGCCTGGCTCGGAGTGGGCCAGCTCCAGACCGCGCTTTCGGGCGGGGAATCATCGGTGGCCCTCACGATGGAGAATAGCGATTTTCAGTTCCCGAACGGCGGATATCTTCACCTGACCGACAAGTTCAAGACGGCTCAGACCATCGCCGTGGGCGTTAACATCGGCGACTCGGTCGAGTACAACGCCGGGACATCCAAGTGGGAGAAGATCGCCCCGACCGACGCGGTGGATTACCCGAAAGGCATCTACGTCGGATCGAATACCGTCCTGACCGTCGAAGGCACGACCAACGAGGAGTGGCTCAAGCTCGCGGACAACGCCTATACGGACGAGGACATCGGGACCGGCGACGGATCGAACCTGACCCCGACCCTTTCGGCCCTGCTCCATGCTGCTAACGGCGTCTGCCGGCAGCCGGGAAAACTCCCGGTCGTGACCGCGATCAATGCATCCGACCAGACCATGACCGTATATGTTGCAGCCGACGGCACGTGCTCGGGCGACTGCACCGCGGGCGAGCTCAACATGGCGACCGGCGCATGGACTACAGACATTACCTGGACGAGCGCCCCAAAAGCCGCAACCGACATCCTGATCGACTACCGCGAAAACTGCTTTTCTTACTCGGGCAACGTCGCGACCGTGTCGCTCGATGCATCCAACACCGTGGCAAACGTTTATAGCATTGCAAACACCTACGGCGCCGGGTGTATCGACGGCGGAGAGGTGAAACCCACATCGGACGGTTGGACCGAGACCTCCGCGTCCGGCACGTACGACGAGACAACCTACCCGCCAACGCTATACAATGACGGCACAGAGGAGGACTCCTGGACCATTACCTTCACCGGCGCGACGACCTTTACCTGTTCGGGCGCGAACGCGGGATCTGTCGGTTCGGGCGACATCACCACGGATTTTTCTCCGACCAACCCGGACACGGGGCAGCCCTATTTCACTATCGATAAAAACGGCTGGGGCGGCACCTGGGCGAGCGGCGATACCGTGGAGTTCGACACACATCCGGCCGCGGTCCCTCTCTGGCTCAAGGAGGTCGTGCCGGCCGCGACCGCGCAGGAACCCAACAACACCTTCATCCTCGGATTTTACTGCGAATAGGACTTAACTTATGAGCTGGCTCAGCGGCTGGGCGAAACGGATTCCCCTTACCATTGATTCGTCCAAGGTGGACGCAGCGCTTTCCGATTTTCCCGTACTGATCCATATCTCCGCCTCTTCCGGGATCGGCGGGGCGGACGCATCGGCTGTGTTCGACGAGCTGGCATCCGATGCAAACCGAAAAAAGATCGCCGTCACGACCGATGACGGCACGACCCAGTGCTATTGCGAGATCGAGCTCTGGGACCATGCAAACGAGCATGCCTGGCTCTGGGTCAAGGTCCCGGGCGTTTCATCTTCCGCGGATACCAGGCTTTATCTTTATTACGATTCCAGCCAATCGGACAATACGACCTATGTCGGAGACACCGGCGATGCCGCGGCCCAGGCGGTCTGGGATGCGAATTTTCTAGGGGTGTGGCATCTGGCGCAGGACCCGGCAGGCGGGGCGGGCTGCATCCTCGATTCCACGTCAAACGCCCATCACGGCACCCCGGGCGGTTCCATGACCGCCGGTGATCTCGTCCCGGTTTTGATCGGCGACGGACTGGAGCTCGACGGCAGCGACGACTATGTGGACTTCGGGACGGATGCCGGATGGATGGAGCTGAATGGCAAAAACCTGACCGCACAGGCGATAATATCAAAAGCCGCGCCGCCGGATCTGCGACGCCAAATCGTCGGGATATATTCGACTTTCACGGCTGTTTTTCCCACTCCGATGCAGTCATGGTTTTTGGGGCTAACTGGCGCCGGTTATCCCAGCATATTCGCGAGGCGGGATGATGGCACCGAATATGTTCAGCCCGAGGTAGCGACAAATATTTGCGACGGGGCGGATCATTTCGTGTGGGGACGCAAGACAGGTACGACCTTCGATATCGGCTTCGACGGCGGTACCGCCGGAGCAAGCGATTCCTGGACACAGGAAGGAAATACGGACAATGATCAGGCCCTCCGCCTCGGGGTTTACTACGGCCGATTCCTCGCCGGTTTCTGTGACGAAATTCGTATTTCCTCAATCGCCCGCCCCTCCGCCTGGCTCGAGGCGGACAAGCACTCCTGTTTCGACACTCTGATCACATTCGGGCCGGAAGAGACCTCGGGCGGCGCTGTCGGCATCCAGGTCCTCAACCTCTCTGTCGCGGACCTGACCGGAACGACCCGGCTGCTCACGTCTCTCGGCACCGGCGGCGTGCAGGCGCTCATCACGACGCTCTGGGCCTACGGCATCCAGAACATCCGCACAAAGCTCTCAGACGATCTCGTACAGGCGCTCAGGACTTCGCTCGGCGATCAGGGTGTGCAGAACCTGCTCGCGGGCATGGGGCTCCAGGGCGTCCAGGACCTCCGGCATCAGCTAGGCACGTCTGCATCGGGCGCA